GCAATTGCAGCTTCTACTGCTTCAGCTGACAATTGTGATGCATTATTGAAATGGAAAGCTTTCTTTTCAGACTTAGACTTAGGACCTTTTCTTGTCATTGGGCCTTTGCCGTCTTTCTCATCGCACTCGCAAGGATCGCAATCGCAATCTGGGCACTTGTCTGAATCTTCATCATCAGATTCTGCTTTCTTGCCCTTGCCATTCTCTTCCATCCATTTTTTCAAGCCTTCTGGAAGACCTTTCTTGGCTTCCTTGCTCCAGCTAGAATTAGAGGCCTCTTTGTCATGATCTTCATGATCTTCGCCTTGCAATCTATCAACTTCTTCATCGCCAATAGCATCGATGAGAGCTTTGAGACCCTTGTTCTCTTTAGGCTCTTTTGCTTCGGCTAATCTTTGGTTAAAGTTATCCCAATCGATTCCTTGAAATACCAAGTCAGAATCAAGAGGATCTTCTTGAAATCTGTTTGGGAAAATTCTATCTGCCATAATTAATTTTTCTCCTCAAGAAAAAATACATTAAGAAAATTTCTAAATTTAATGCTCAAATTCCTTTAATGCATCCATTTATGTTTTTTTACTGAAAATTACTTTCTTGCCCTTCAAAAACAATTTATCTCCAACACCGATGCCTAATTTTTTGAACAATCCTTTATTTGCTTCTACAACAAATACAACACTGTTCGAATCTGGAGATACAGATTTAGGGTCATCTGCTTCCATATCTTTGATATCAACTATCTTATAATTTTTATCTAAAAACGCTAAAGATAATGGAAAAGAAACATTTTTATTCCAAAATGAATAACAATCTGGATAATCAAAAGTAAAAAATGCTACTTCATAATCATCCAAAGGCTCAGCATTCATCAAACCTTTAGTACGTAATTTATCTGTATCTGCTACAAATCTAACATCGAATTCATCACGGAATTCTTTTTTAGTGAGTCAAGAACCAACTTTTCTAAATTTATTTGAAGATGCTTTAACACTTCTAGCTTCTTCAAGATCAAATCTGTCTTTGGTTCTTTGCTTTCTAAACTCATTTACATTATCAATACTTAGGTAATGATCACGTAATGCTAATTTTGCTCTTTCTGTGAGTTCTACAGATCTTCCATAGCCAGTAAGTAATCCTGCAGTTTTAAGTGCTAAAAGATCATTGTCAGAAATTTCTGTTGGAACACCACAAACTTTGCTATCTTTGTGTAAAGCAACATAACTAGCTGCAGTAACTAAAGCATCAGTGTTAGCATCAATTGACTTGAGCATTTCTAAGTATTTATCACTTAATTTAGCTGCTTCAATTTTCTTAGGAGCTTGCGAAACTCCAAGAAGTTGAATTTGAATATCTGAGAGTCCTAGACCTTCCATTGATGGGCCGTCAAATAACTCTGCATGTAAATCTAAAGAATGAACTGGTTTAATTGGTATAGGCATAATTTTATTCCTTATCTGTTTGGTGTTCTATTTTTCCAAGCATTTCCTTCTTCAACATTTTTCTCATATGTTTCTTCCCAGGAAAATTTATCGCACAAATCATCACCACTATGAATAGCCATAGATGGACTTGAAGCTGGATTACCTGGGTCTACAAAAGCTGGTCCTGGAACGCTATCTTCTCCATGAAGTTGTCCCTCTATGCTTTGTCCATCAGCCTCTCCGCCCAAGTCACGATATTCTGGTACCCTTTTTCTGGGATTGATTTTTTGTCGCCAGAAATCGTTTTGTTTGTATTCTTCTTCTAGTTCTTCATACGGAACCAAAGATACATTAGGCGATTGTGTAACTGACTGTTGAGGGTAATATTGTGCAACCTTTTCAAACAAACTATCGGCTTTTAAATAATGCCCAGTTTTGTCTAATCTTGAACAGACTTTTATTATTGTTTGAATTGATTTTGCATCCATAATTTGTTCTTGTTAAATAAACCTTAACTTACCTTTATAAACTATGTCCACCAATTCCATAAAAAGCAGATCCATCATAAACTTCTTCTGTGCCTTTATCTTCTTTATTAGTAGGATCTATGTAGTTTTGATATGTTGTATCTTTTAACTCGGGATTAATTGCCTGTTCTGTAGTCATGTATGGATTTGATTCTTTTAATCTTTCTGACTTTGGAGCTATATCTTTTGGAGCATGAACATTTGCTTTACCATCTGGATCAGGATAAGAAAGTAAAGTATCCTTAAGTTTGTACTCTAGAAAACCATCGTGATCAGGTGTATTTACAGTCATCAAATCTTGAACATAGCCGTCAAAATCTTCACCATGAGTTAAGATAGGAGTTTTAATAGGAGCATATGAAAATTGTTTTTCATCAAACTCATTTCTATCTTCAGGATACTCTTTAGTCATCCTGTTTCTTCTTGCAATTTCATAATCTTCAGCGATACGATTGATTTCACGATCTGAAATAGAATAATGCAATCTGGAAGGTTTGTCAGGATCTTTGTAATCTACTTTGTCATATTTATAATCTTTATTATATTTATGACGATCTTCTAAAGCTTGTTCCATGGTCATCATATGTTCAGCTTTAGGCCTATAATGTTCTCTGATATATGCTGGACTATTCTTCACTAGGTCAGAAGCAGCATTTTCCAAAGATTGCTTATAGTTGTGAAGTTGAGCTCTGAATTTTGCTCTCATTCTTTCTTCAGGAGTTAATTCATAAGGAATTAATTCTTCATAATGTTTGTGTTGAGGAGTAAGTCTCGACTCAATATTCACGTCTCTAGTATCAGGCTCAAGGTGTGTTCTTCTTAACAATTTATCAAAACTAGCATCTTCATCTACATAAAGATTAATCTCATGTCCACCCCTATTTGATCCACCACGACCAACAGGACTACCACCAGGCTGATAAGGAGCACCATTTCCTCCACCGCCTACACCACCAAATTGAGCTGTTCTGATATTGTTAGACATAATGATTTGTTCTTATTAATTAAAAAATTTACCTTTATCGTCTATTGAGATTAACCATTTTTGATCTTGGCAATCTCACCATAATTTTAGAAGTAAGACATTCATAAGCTACAGCAGCAACAGCATCACAAATGTCATCTTTGTATCCAGAAAGAGCTTCAATGTAATATCTTTTGCCTTTCCATTTCTTTTGTAAGAATAAGAATTGAATTTTTGCTTCTTGAATTTCATTTAAAGAAATTAGTTTTTTATCTTGGTCATAATATTCACCACCGGACAAATCATAAATGTCGATTCGATCATCACGAATTAATTGAGATAATTCTGTGTAAATATTTTCTTTATATTCTTTATTGAATTGTCGCTCTACAATTGGAATTCTCATAGACTGAAGTTTGATGATTGAAGATTGTGAATTCCATTGGTCTATAGAAACTTGTTTAAATCTAAATCTATTATGTAAATCAATTACATAATCTTCAACTTCGCTTTCTTTTACTGGTTGATTTTTAGTCTTAGGGTTCCAAAAGTGAATATGATCTATAACAACTCTTTTTAATGGTTTAAAGTCAGGTCCAATTTGTCCATACATATTTTCTGTATGAGCAATTACAAGAGCGTAGTAGTCAGAAGTACGTGCAGGATCTAAATGACAGAAATATTCAAAGTTACCCTCTGCTCTTTCTTTTCTTTTCACCATTGACATAGAAGAGAACATTCTATCTATGTCATCAGAAACAAACATTGGGTCAGATGAAGAAGCACCAAATTCTGCCCCATATTGCATCTGAAATTCCTGTGGATCTTTTTTCTTTTGACCATCCAACCATTCTTTATCAATGTTAGGATTTGTAAGCCAGGTGGGAAGCCTCATTACAAGAGTGGTAGGATCTTCTTGTCTGTTTTCATGTAAATCATAAAGCAAACCAATTGGACCTTTAGGGTTGGAAAGAAGCATCATTTTTCCATCTTTACCAAATGTAGCAAGAGATGGTTTCAGATCATCATAAAGAGCATAGTCAACGCCAGAATCAGGATTGTCTCCAGCCATAGCAGCAACTTCGTCCATGATGATTGACCAACAAGTCAAACCAACAAGACCTGAAGCATTACTAGAACCACAACGCAGTACCAAAGAACCCGCAAAAAGATTGATATTTTGCTCTTTTCTTCTTACATTCTCTTCTCGGTCATGTTCAGTGTAAAACCTCATTTCTAGCTCTGTATCCTTGCCAATATAGGGTGCAAAGAATGGAGAAGCTAAAACAGTTTGCTTAATTTTGGAGAAGATTGCTTTTTTAGCCTGTTCTTCATTACGAGCAACATTAAGAAGAACAACTTCATCAAATTCCATCAAGCCATATCTAGCTTGAGGATGACCCATTGAAATTA